TTCTCCAAAAATCCCACCTGCTGCACAACCAGAACCAATTAAAATTAAACCAAAATCACCCAATCAAATCGCTCAATCTCCAGCTCTCCAATTGACGCAAACTATCCCACCTGCAATTAAACACATATTGAATGACAATAAAGTGGTATTTAGAGAAAACATAAGTGATAAAAAACAAGTATTACGTTCAAAATTAGAGACAAAATATTTACGCAAACACGATTGCATCCAAAGTGAGCGACTAACTCTCAAATGGCGAAAAGTATTTCCAAAAATGACAACAGAATTTTCTTTCAAATTGGACTCTCCCAAGTGCAATTATTTGATTGTCATGTATTTGTTAAAATTACACAACCGAGAATTATTTAGCGAATTGAATATATATTCCATAAAGCTATTGCTCATTAAATTTTATAAAAAATATATACACAACGAAGGTCTTCGTTCTAAAATTGTAAGTATATGGAAACAGCAATACAAATTAAAAGAAGCAGAACTATTAAAGAAAGGAACAAGTATCGAAACGATTATTCATGACGATACTTATACAATAGGTGAAGTGGATTTATGTTTGTTAATGTATCATTTTGAGTTACCGATTGCCGTTTATATAAATTCACGAAAAACATTCACACCCATTACATTTTCGTTAACAAATAAAACAAATAACTATTCTTTTGTGCGAGTGAGCTATCATAAAGAAAAATGCAAATTATTTCTCAACGTTCGTAAAACAACTACATTTTTTAGTTTAGACGAATTGAAAGATAATACCGTCAAAGAGTCTATAGAGGAAAATCAATTTCAAGACTTTAGAGATTATATGGCATCCAAATAAGAGTCATTCATTAAATGTCATCGAGGGTGTAACCATCGTCACCCTCAATTACATTTGTTTCTACCATATCTTCATTCAATGCCGAACTTTGTTTCAGATTTTGTATGGAACACGCTCCAAATGTATCACTTTGAAGGAAAGACATTTCTTTCAAGAGATCTTCTGGTGATTTATTTTCTATATCAGTAATATCATAATTATTGTCTTCGGTTTCACCGGGCACATGGCCTACAGATTGATATGATTTCATCAATTCATTAGAATCCAAATAAACCTGAAAAGCTGATGTTCCATACAATCCTTCTTGACCACACATGACGTTTGCAGATACACCTCTCATGTTGTCCAGTTCGCCATGCTTTGCGGCTTGAAGAAACATTTCCGTCGTTTCTTCAAAAGAAGCCTTTGCAATAGGACCAATATTGTCCTTGTTGATACCATGGCGGAAAATACTTACCATCTTTTCATTGCACGTCATTCGGTCACATAGCAAGTGCAAATGATGATGATTAATGTACGTTCCATCAAATTCCATGACATCAATAATTTCCTCAAACAAACAACGCCGCGCGGCTTCAATCCCAAGAACTTGATAAATCTCCATAATATCATTTGAAAAGCTTCGGTTAGTATCTACGAAATCTAGAGTCAATATATCATATAAATTGGTACCAATGGTATCCAAAACATAAATGTCTTTCTTATAATAGTTATGACTTTCTTTGTCAAATACTCTATAATTATTAATCTTTCGTAAATTTACTTTTTCAATGTCCTTTACACCACGAATGACCGTATCATTCAAAATCTTTTCCATAAATGTCTTCACATAATACACATAATCTTCTTGTGTAAAGGTGTCGGTCTTTTTTTTGGGTGCTATGTTTTGAGGGCGAATGCGAAACACAACCTTGTCATCAGTATTGTAATCGCTATAGAAGCACAATACATTACTACCATATGTAGTTTTTAGAATATAGTGGATATCTTCATTGGTAATGCCCATATCAAACATGATGGTTTCATTCATTTCAATGCGAATAATCCAATTATTGTCATTTTGCTCTTCCGTTGTTTCTACACCATTTTCTTGTTCAGGTGTAGCATTTTGGATTTCTTCACCATAACATTCTTGTATAAGCTCTGAAAATTCCATATATTCTTGCATGAGCGTATCGTCCGCATGAATGAGCGTTTGATTGTCATTGGGTTCGTAAAATATCTCGGCTTTTGTAATGACATCACCCAGCCTTGTGTGCTCTATTTTAGACGCAACCGCAAATGCAGATTTCATATCGTATTTGTCTTCGTCTTTCAATTGCACAGTTAACGATGGATTTTTTAACTTTTTGGTGAGTTGTAAGATTTCTTCAATGCGTGGTACGCCACGAGTAACATTTGATTTGCTTGATACACCAGCATAGTGAAATGTGTTGAGTGTCATTTGTGTAGTTGGCTCACCAATAGATTGCGCGCTAATCATACCTACCATTTCTCCGGGATTGACCACAGATTTTTTATAAATATAAATGATTTTTTCACATAAGAATTCAATTGCTTTTTTATGATACTTATTCACATGAATGAGGTAAAACGGATTCATATAAAACATATAAACCATCTTAAATTTCTCACATGGGTGAAATAACAAATCCAACTGTTTGTACTTTGATTGGATCAAGGCATACGCATCCATAGGTGTAATGTCACTAAGACCCGTAGAATAAATATTCATTTGTTGTTTGATGCTTTCAATCAAATTAGTAAAATGCACTGGCATGTATATTTTATTTTTGTCTTGATAATGATATACTTTTTCAATCATAATGTTTCTGTATTGAATAATAGTTTGAATCTCATCATACGTAACTTTCTTCAATTCTTCATATTGCTCTTTGAATTTTGACAACGTTTTTGCTTCATAAATCAACCTTAAGTGCTTTGTTCGTTTTATCTTGCTCATGGAATCGTCAAATAAATCATAAGCATAGCGCTGATAAATAGCATGAATATCCATGTCAATCAAATCAAATTTCATGGTTTCAATATGGGTGGAATCAAAATTGTTGCCACCATATTCGTATTGAATGATTTTGTTGTGATGATTTCGCACCGATCTGTCGTACATAACTTGAATGTCTTCCATTCCCTTGATCAACCGTCGTTGAATGTAGCCTGTTGTGGACGTTTTTACGGCTGTATCAATCAAGCCAATACGACCACCCATGGCGTGGAAGAATAGCTCATGTGGACTCAAACCTTTGATAAAAGAACTTTCCACAAATCCTCGTGCATTGGGTGTATCGTCAAATTGTTTAAAATGGGGTAAAGTACGATTAGTATAACCATATGGTATCCGTTTGCCATCCACATTTTGTTGACCCAAACAAGAAATCATTTGAGAAATATTAATGTTTGCTCCTTTTGAACCACTTGTAACCAGAGCTACAAAGCGATTATCACGATCCAAAGAACGAACTGCAATTTTACCAGCTTCCGAAGAAGCCTGATTCAATGTGTTGTTCACTTGTGTTTCAAAATGTTCTTCATTGGTTTTTCCCGTTTTGTTTTCAAAAATACCAAGATGCACTTGATCGATCAACTTGGAAACGTCTTTCTTTTTCTCTAAAATAACTTCATTGATATTTGTATCGGTTTTTTCGTCAGCAATCAAATCACTAATTCCTACACTAAATCCGGTGGTTTTCATGTATTCCGTAATGATTCCTTGCAAATTGTCAATAAAGTGTTTACATGCCTGCGAATCATAATCCTTCAAAATACGATGCAATATACCTTTACTAGAACTACCAAGAACACCCTTATCAAATTGACCCCGTTTTATGGTTCCATTTTGAATATCAAGAATAAGATTGGATTCTTGCGCCGTTTCGGCAAATTTTTCAAACAAATCGGTTTTATATTTTAAACTAATCGGAGGAATGATTTCACTCATGATTTGAAAGTGATTGTATTCCTCTTTGGAATCATCAAACAAACGCGTAGTGGTATAGGTATTTGTCTTTAAAAGTAAATTCATTGCATCTTTTTTGGATACAAACTGATCCTTTCGTGTAAACAAGAAACTACCAATTAATGAATCTTGGAAAATACCAATAATTGGCTTATTGTTTGCAGGACTTACAATTTGATTTGGCACATTTGCCAAATAGCGAAGTTCGGCTTCTGCTTCTTCGTTTTGAGGCATGTGCATGTTCATTTCGTCCCCATCAAAATCCGCATTATATGGCTTCGTATCTGCAACATTCATGCGAAATGAATCACCGTGATGCATGACTTTGACAATATGTGCCATCATGGACATACGATGAAGTGTCGGTTGTCGGTTGAAGAGCACATAATCTCCATCCAACATGTGACGGTGAACAATGTCGCCAATTTCCAAATGAATATTCTCTCTATCTACATAACCAAGCGATATGGATATTCCGCTTTTTTTCTCAATGATCTTTGCGCCTGGGTACTTGTAAGGCCCATTTTTGACTAAATAATAGAGAAAATGAAAGTTGTTTTCTTGCACTTTAACAGGTTTTGTAATATTTTTCGCAATTTTCAAAGGAACACCAAGCTCCGCAATACTGAGTTCAGGATCTGGTGTAATTACTGAACGTGCACTGAAATCCACACGCTTGCCCATCAAATTTCCACGCACGCGACCCGTTTTGCCTTTGTGCCGTTCGGAAATAGATTTCAGAGCACGGCCAGAACGCTGCGTAACCGGTGACGCACCTGATATTTTGTTATCAGCCATAGAAGCAACAAAATATTGAAGTACTTGGGTCCAATCATTGATGAGTTTTGTATTTAATTGTTCACTTTCGTTTGGATTTGATAAAGTTTGACTTAATTTATTATTGATTTTGATAATATTGATGATGATATGCGTCAAATCATCTTCACTTCGCTGTTGAGCATCATGTTTTACAGATGGCCGCATTGCCGGAGGAGGCACGGCAAACACTTGACACACCATCCACTCCGGACGAGACCAAATGTTTGACAACCCCATGAAATTTACATCTTCATCGCTGATCTTTTTAAACAGTTGAATTACCATTTCTGGAGTAAACGTAAGTTGCATCCCTTCGTTGCCCGCGCCCGCATCCCATGATGCCACAATGGTTGCAAAACCATTTTGACGAATACGCTCAGGTTGCAAACAACCACAGCCATTTTCATTTTCATCACCACATCGCGCCTTTTGTTTATATTTATCTAAAATCATTTTCCATCGAACTTGATTACTATAATCCATCATGTATTCATTTTCTTTCTTGGATATACGCAAACGCCCACATTTTATGCACACACATTTCATGACATTTATGATTGTATCTAAATACTGAATGTAAAACACCGGTTTTGCCAGCTTGATATGACCAAAATATCCAGGACATTGAATGTAATTCATGTTGTCGGTTGGACAAATCATACCAGGCTCCAATACCCCCATTCGTGGATCAAATAATCCTCCTATTTTTGGTTTTAACCCAACATATGTTTCTTTGTTTGTAATTTCAACCACCGATGATTTTTCAATTTCTTCAGGACTAAATAAACTAAACTGTATACCAATAATTTTGGATGGATTTTGATTTTGCATGATCTCTTCTTAAATATTTACTACATTTTTATTTAATTCAATTTTATTTGTAAATGAATACACGTCATGAAAAAAATTGATTCAAGATAAAGCTTAAAAATAATTCGTACACTATTTTATAATGCCGAAACAAAAAGACAATAAAAACAAGCGCGATGATGATGATTCTTCGGAAAATGAAGAAGAAAATGTCATATTGGACAAAAAGCAATATCGCGAATTTCTGAACCAATTGTTTCCATCATCCTATATGCAAAGTAAGATTAAAGAAGACGAGAAAGATACACCAAAGAAAAAAACAAAACATAGCAAACAAAAACAAAGTGCCAAAAAATCAAAATCAAAGAAAAAAGGAGAAATGGTTGATGTTGTATTTACCATTGTTCCAACTAACAAAAAAAAAGACGGCGATGATGATGTTGATTATGATGATGAAATGGAAGAAGATATAGACGAAGACGATAGCGAATATGAAACAGAAGAGGATGAAGAAGATAGTGATTACGAAACGGAAGAAGAGAGTGACGAGGAAGAAGAAGAAAGTGACGACGAAGAAGACAGCGACGAGGATGAAGACAGTGACGAAGAAGAAGATGAGGAAGAAGACGAAGAAGAAGATGATGAAGAAGATGATGAAGAAGAAGATGAAGAAGAAGATGAAGAAGAGGAAGAGTCAGTTGAACCAAAAAAGAAAGTACGTAAATCAAAAAAAGAAATATCTTCGTCTTCTGATGATGATATATACGAAAAGTTTCAAACATTTGTCAAGGGAATCAAGAAGCAAACACAAAATAAAAAGATGAAGAAAGAGTTTATTGATTTTGAAAAGAAGTTGAACAAAACCAAACAAAAGCAAGATAAAAAGAGAAAAGCCAAAAACGTGGGTCAATACATGAAAATGATTTCAAACAAAAATCTTATTAATGACGTAAAGTTTTTTAAAGAATCCATGAATTTTAAGGAGCAAGAAGCCATGTTACAAGAGTTAGAAAAGGTTAAATCATTGACTCATGTAGACAAGCCATATCGTATTCAATTATTGGAAAATAAAAACATTCCGGACCGTTTTAAGGCAATTGCCTTGAAAAAAATAAATGCTATGAAGCTCATTGCCGATGGGGGTGGCGAATACAACAAGTTAAAAAACTGGATTGATACATTTATGAGAATCCCTTTTAATGATGTTTCTATATTGCCGGTACAAAAGGGCGATTCGCAAGAAAAGGTTCACGAATTTATGGAAAAGAGTCAAGCTATTTTGGATGATGCAGTGTATGGCATGACCGATGCAAAAGTTCAATTTATGCAACTGGTTGCTCAATGGGTAGCAAACCCACAGTCCATTGGAAATGCAATTGCGATTAAAGGGCCCATGGGTACGGGCAAAACAACATTGATTAAATATGGCGTAAGTAAATTGATGAATCGTGAATTTGCCTTTATTCCACTGGGTGGTGCTACAGATAGTAGTTATTTGGAAGGTCATTCCTACACTTATGAAGGAAGTACATATGGAAAAATTGTGGATATATTGATTCAATGTAAGTCATCCAACCCAGTGATTTATTTTGACGAATTAGATAAAGTTAGTGACACACCCAAAGGAGAAGAAATTATTGGGATTTTGACACATTTAACGGACACAACACAAAATGACAAATTTCACGATCGTTACTTTTCAGAAATAGACTTTGATTTGAGTAAATGTTTGTTTATATTTAGTTATAATGACGAATCTAAAATCAATTCCATCCTCAAAGATCGTATGTATAACATTGAGACCAAGGGTTACGATGCAGATGAAAAAGTGATCATATGCAAAGACTATTTGATTCCTAAACTAGAAAAGGAATTGAATATGGATAAAGGTTCCATTGTAATCTCTGATGAAAAAATCAAACACATTGTAGAAAAATACACTCATGGTGAAAAAGGTGTTCGCAATTTGAAAAGATGTCTAGAAATTATATATTCCAAGCTTAACTTGTACACCATGATGAAGCCTGGTACCACACTATTTGGCAAGAAGATTATTGAGAACATAACATATCCATTTGATGTAAATGAAGATATTATTGAACAAATTGTTCAGACGCAATCAGACAAAAATGTATCTCATATGGCCATGTACCTGTAGTTATATATAATCACATATGATTGCTTTGTCTCCTTTTAATATAAATGGTTTTCCACAACCATATATTTTTCCTTGATTGAAAAGATCATCACATAATGATTTTTTCAAATGAGGATCTATTTGCTTTCCACTATTTTTGAAAATTCCATGGCGAAATATTTTACAATTAAACTCTTTTTTCAAGATTTGAATATAGTCTCCACAATGTGGACAATTTACTATAATAGAATCACTCATATATTAATACAATATGAATTATAAATTATTTCCCCCATATACAGAATTCAATAAATCTTTCAATTGAATCGCTTTTTTATACTCATCATGATTGCTGTCACATTGTTTTTCTTTGTCCGATATACAATTATTGGCATGGGTCATCATTCGGTAAGTCAAGTATTGTTTGACATAAGCGCCTATATAATTCATATATGCGTTTAATTGATCCATATAAATTCCTATATTTTTCAAGTAATTGTAAGTCAAAGCACCTGAAGCGTCAATCAAATCTGTCGACATGGCGTCTAATTGTGCTGATATATCCATTGCACTTTTCTCAAATTTTTTCCTTGATTGAACGTGATTTAGGGCGTTTTCTTCGTCAAATTCAATCATCTCCTTTTTGATTTTATTGTACACTTTTCGTAAATTGCCTCCTAAAGATTCATTTGTTCCTTGGGCAAATTTATTGGTGCAATCATTGAAGTTTTGTATAGTTTTTTCACTTGATGATAATAAAGGGTTGTCATTGTACACATAACCAGAAAAGAAAAGATATTTTGGATTGCATTTTTGAATATCCCAATTTTGTTTATCTACATTTACATTCATTTGGATGTATAAAAACATAATTATTAATAAAAATAACATTACTGTAAAGATACACCAAGAATATTGAGAAGGATGGTAAGTGACAATGGAAACTGGACCATAAGATTGAAATAGTTTTTGAAGATCGTCTTGCATATATATATTGGGCTTCTTTATTTATTCATTGATTTTTTCAAAAATATTTTTGATTTTACCACTAATATCTCCAATACGTTTCACAATGTTTTCAATATTTGGGGAAGATTGAAGTATCGTTTCATTAATGGATTTTTGTTTTTCTATAGTGTCTTCAATATTTCCTGATTTTGTTAACAATTCAGCATACAAATTGGATCTATCAATTCTACTTTGAGTGTCATTGTCTCCTTGAGTTTCTCTTATTTTGCCCATCAAATCTCCGACTTCTTTCTTAAATTCGTTTGTCTTTTGTTGTTGATTTTCTGCAATGTTTTCGGCGGTACTGTATTCCATACATGCAGCAAATGTTTTATTGGCTTGTTCTTCGTCCATAAAGCTTCCAATGACCATTTCTAGAGGATTGCAGTTGATTCCGCCCATGTTTTTTCTTAACTTTAATTCGGTTTGACGAAACCTTAAAAATAAATAAAATAAAAACATAATGAACAAGATAAAAAAAGTATTTGTAGAATCACTGAATTCGTGCATAATATATATAGATAAGGGGTATAAAAAATATAGGATATATGATGTATATATATGTCATCATCGTCTTGTATTAAGGAATTTTTGGACAAGGATATTTATTACAAGAGAAAATATGGACCAAAGACTTTTTTGATTTATGAAGTGGGTAGCTTTTTTGAGGTCTATGGGTTGGAAGATGATCCATCTTTTAAGAATATAAAGTTATATAGTGAAATATGTGATTTAAATATGGGACCTAAAAAGGTGTCTATCCGAAATAAGCAAGTGTATATGGCCGGTTACCAATCTTATTTACTTGAAAAGTATATTGAGAAAATTCACCCACGAGGATATACCATTGTGGTTTACACTCAACAAGGCGAAAATGCCGACGGCACAAAGATTCGCAAACTGCATGATACATACTCCCCCGGTACGACTTTTCTTGATCACCATGAATCAACATCCAACAATATGAGTTGTATATGGATTCAAAAGGTAAAAACATTGTACCAAGAAAGGTTTATATTTGGATTAAGCAATGTAAATTTAATGACGGGTCATTCTGATTTATGTGAATACGATGAATTATTTTACCATAACCCAACTACATATGACAGTATTGAAAGTTTTTTGAACATTTACAATCCGAATGAATTTGTCTTGATTCATAATGCGGATCCGCACATGATTGAAGAAGTTATTCAATATATGAATGTCAACAGTAAAAAACATTATATTATTGACTTGAATGATCGTGAACACATGTTATCAGAACAAGCGCGTGCAGTTGAAAGTCAATTGTATCAAGATGAAATTATATTATCTTTCTTTCCAAAAACAAATCTAAGTGTTTTTAAGTATGATATATGCGAAAAGCCAATTGCATTGCAAAGTTATTGTTTTTTATTGAATTTTATCCACCAACACAATGTTAGTCTAGTAGAAAAAATACACGAGCCACGCATTCATCAAATCAATGAAACACTGGTGTGTGCTAATCATTCTTTGAAGCAATTGAATATTATTTCAGACGATGTAAATAATTCTTATTTTGACGATGGTTATAAAGTAAAAAGTGTATTAGCCTTGATCAATATATGCAAAACTAAAATGGGAAAGCGTCATATGAATGAAGTATTTTTGAACCCAATCAATAATGCCAAAAAATTGCAAAAACAATATGATATGATTGATCATTTTATGAAACGAGATTTCAATTTTGCCGATTTATCCAAAATATGTGACCTGGATAAAATTATGACAAAGTTGAAACTTCAAAAGATTACACCATGTGATATTTATCAGATTATACAAAGCCACGATATTTTGGAACATTTATTAAAACAAGTCAAGTCAAAAAAAGATGCAAACGTTTATGAAGAATTCAATATCAATCAAGCACGAAGTCAATGGAAAGAATTTTATCAATACATTCATAAAATATTTGATTTGAATTCGTGTGCTTGTATCAACACCTTATCTTTTGATAAATTTGAACAGTACAATGATTCTTTATTTCAAAGGGGTGTTTCTGCTGAATTGGACACATCCATCCAAAAAAAACAAGAATCGAAAGACCAATTACATGCAATACTAGCCATATTGGAAACATACTTTACAAAAAAGGAAAGTGATGGTAATTATATTGCTCAACATCAACCAAGTAGTAGTGAGTTGTGTTTACTGATTACCAAAAAACGATCAAAAGCATTGAAAGATCGGCTCATGAAAGAGACAAATCAATTGATGTTGGAATTTGTCTCTAGTTTCAACAATCAATCCAAGAATTTTTTGTTTGATTTATCTTCCATATATTTCAAAGATTACAATAAAAGCAAAGTATTGTTATGTTGTCCATTGATCGATCAATTGATATCCAATATCTACCAAGAAAACATGGCCTTTCAAGATTTGTTGCAATGTACATATAAAAAGGTCATAAGCGAGATCTATGATACCTATTTTCAGCATTTGGTAGATGTGGTATATGTGGTCAAGTATATGGATATATTTTACACAAAAATGGTTTTGGCCAAGCAGTACAATTTGTGTAAACCAGAAATGATTGAAAAAGAGCATAGTTTTGTGCGCGCCAAGAACATGCGTCATTTGTTGGTGGAAATGATTGAAAATAAAGAAACCTATGTACCCAATGACATTCACTTGGGAGAAGATGAACATCAACAAGGTGTGCTATTGTATGGAACCAATGCGGTTGGCAAAACGTGTTTGATTAAAGCTTTAGGAATCAATATTATATTGGCCCAAAGTGGATTTTACGTGCCGTGCGAATCGTT